ACGCACCACAGTCTGGATGCTGTCTTTGGCCATTTCGCCTTCTTGATCGTACTCGCCTTGGTCTGCTGGATCACGGTCATTTTCTTTAGTCATCAACTTTGAACGACCTGATGGTCCTTTAGCACCCATTTTGCCGCCTGTGCCTGCTGGTCTACCACGACCACGCTTTTGTGGTTCGGCATCACTAGCGTCATCAGCGCCAACTGAATTACCTTGGTCATCTACTCTGCGGGTTACTTTACGACCAGTAGCTGTGTGTTCAATGTCATGCTTGTGGCCGCGTTCGATAGACCCAACTTTAGGCTTGTCAATGCGAGGACGCTTGTGTGCTGTAAATGCATTGTCAGTACTATCTTCGTCGGCCACTTGTTTATTGCCACCTTTACGCAACATAGCAAAGTCGTTGGCATCTAGTTTGCCGTTTTTGTTCATGTCAATTTTCTTTTGCTTGGGGCTTAATGCATTTTTAATAGCTTCAGCAGCCACATCGCCAATGCGTTCGTCAACTTCTTTTTTAGCGCCAGCAATCTTGTCAGCAAAAGTAATTTTGTCTGCAGGAGGAGCTAATTTAGCAAATGACTTTTGCTTGGCAGTCATTGGAGCACCGGCTTCCATTGGGCCGTAGTCTTCATTAGACTTGGCCATGCTTGGCTTGCCATGTTGTTGTTGTGGCGGAACGCCCATTTTGCGTTGTAGATCACGCATCATTTCTGCATCGTCGCCGTGGCCTAACTTTTCAAGACCTTTTCTTGCCATATCTTTGGCCAAATGACCTACCAACTTGGCTTTGTCTTTAAGACTTTCTTCAACTGTATTGTCATACTTGTCGTACTTTTTACGAACTGGATCTAATGCTTTGCCGTCACGTCCGGCTTTGGCCAATGCTTCCATGCCTTTTTTGCCGTATTTTTCATAGCCCTTGGCAGCACGGCTCATGCCTTCTTCTTCTTCTAGTTGACCGGCCTTCTTCATCTTCTGGAATTGTGCACCGGCAATCTTGTTGCCTTTTTCACCGCCGCCAGCTTTCTTGGCAAGAGCTTTGAAACCTGTTGTGGCATTGTTGTGCTTGCCCATGTCGCGCTCGTTTAACTGGCCATGTGTCTTGCTAGGTGTGGCACGAATCTCGTCCAGCTTTTTGTTTAAGTCGTAAAAAAATGTCATTTCAATTATCCTCTTGGGTTGGCGCCGGTTGCAGGCTTGGGTTGACGCTTGATATTGGTCATAGGGCTTTTGTTGCCCTGGGGAAGTTGGTTAGTGGTCTTGGCAGGAGGTGTCCGACCACCAGCCACTGTAAAATCACTGCGGTAAGCATTTTTCAACACAGCATGATCATATGGTCCAGTTGAGTAGTCTTTCTTCAGTGCTCGTTGTTCAGCATCAGGAGCAGGATAGTCTGTGTCTGCCAACAGGTCTTTGTTTTCAGATTCAATTTTGTCCATCTCATCAACAAGTCCATCCACGTGTGGCTGTGTTTGCATCACAATAAGATTGGGATCACCACCTAGCATTTGAAACAACTGTTTGATCTGTGGCTCAATTGCTGGATACTTGAAACTCACATCAAACATTGTCACAGCGTCATTCTGATTGTTGGGAAAGTCTGTGAGGATCTTTTGAATGGGAGTGGTCTTGACGTCGCCCAGTTTGGCTGGATCAAATTGGTCCAGTTTTGATTTGAGTTGACGCACAAGATCGTCCGGAATGCGACCGCACATTTTGATACGATAATCGTATGTACGTTCACTTTCTGCTAGATATTTGGCAAATGGTTTCATGTCAGGTTCCTGTGATATATTTATTCTTTTTGAGCATTTTGATTCTTGCCCAGAATTCTTTCCAGCAAATCATTGCGACTTAACACATGGCCCTGGCCTTGCTGTGCGGCTGCGCCTTCTGGGTCTTTGTCTGCTTGCTGTTGATCCAATCGCATCTTTTTCATCTGCAGATCAATCATCTTGAGTTTTTTGTCCAGCTTGGCTGTTTTGGCTGTGATAGCATGGCCCAGCATGTTACTGGCTACGCCAAATATTTCGCTGGCAAAACGGCTATCCACCTGCATGCCAAGATCCATCAGGTCCTTATAACTGGCAGTAGCCAGTCCAGCTAGTTCGTCCATTTCTTGATCAGTGCTTTCCAAGCCTCGCACAGCCGGCAAGGCAGCATCTATCTTGTCGATAGCAGCATCTAAGTTTTGGATTGCGGTGCGATTTTCTGCTATTGAAGGAACAGCAGCTTCCACTTCTTCAGTGGTAGGGGGTAAATCAAAAAGCTCTTCAAGTTTACGATTCATGCCATATTTAGTGGCTATGCTTTACCGTTCTTAAACATATCGTCTTCTGTGATCACTCTAAAAGTCAAGCCTTGATTTCTGCACCATTTGGTTGCAGCGTCCCATTTGGCATAGTTTACAGCTACCACAGCACGGTCTCTGGGCTTTTGGCCTTCAGTGATGGCACTTTGGCCTTTGGGTTTAATTTCAATCAGTTCTGCTCGCAGTGTGTTATCGCGAGTTTTGTAAGTGATCAAAAAGTCTGGCACATAAGTGGTCATTTTGCCTGTTAGTGGGTGCAAGTAAGGTATGCGGATGCTTTCACTTGCCCATTGCATGATGTTGTCATTGGTGTCACAAAAACGCATGAACGAATGTTCCCACCCTGATCGATACCTGGGCATGCCTTGGCCCACATATTTTTTAGAGTTAATAACTTGATAGACGCCTTGTGCCCACTTGCTCATTGTAACACTGTTCTGGCAGCATAATAGTTGGGCACTGTCTGTGCGTTCACTCCCAACAATGTAGCTCTACTACGAATTTTATTTAGATAGTAGGCCATATTGAGATTTATGGTCATTAAATTGCTGCCTTGAAAACCATCTAATAAAGTAAGTGCAGGAATGCCTGTTTGTTCTGCCACTTGAAACAAACTCACTGTAAAATTACCCGCTACTCTGGCATCACCCATTTGTTGTTTAAAAAAGCTCAATACAATGTCATACTCGGCTGCAGGTACATTAGCTTCATACTTGTAGAACTTGTCAAAGATTCGCACACTTTGATCGGTATTATAATTGATGTAATTAACTGAACCCGTAGACATAATTTAACTCAAGGATAATATTGCGAGCCTGGCAAGCCAGCTTTGTTTGCTTGTGCAGTTGGAAATACCCAACCATCGGCTTTGTTTATCACTGATCTGGTGGCGTTAGGACCATATTGACCAAGAGCTTGTTTGCCCAATGATATAGCTTCGCTTTCCACAATGGATTTTAAATTTTTGCCTTTGAATGTGTTGTAAGCGGCACCAGCTTTTTGTGCAGCACCAATAAGACCTGCTACTGATCCTGATTCTAAATCTGCCATGATACCTTCTCCAGTGGCCAACAATCCACCTTGGCCAAATATGCTTGCAGTAGATCCAGGACGAGCCAAAGGGCTTGGTACATTATCATAGTGTGCTGTATCGGGCCAACGAATATTGGTATCCGGTTTACCAAGTCCACCGTTGAGGTATTTCACAGTCTCGTAACGTATAGTCATGGTATGTTGCATGGTTCCATTACCTTGTGAATAATCGTAGGTGTCATGGTTCCAGTTGGTGATCAGCGGATTAATTAATATGTATCTAGCATACTTGTGTTGATCAAATCCAATAATTTGAATGTCTTTAAAGAACGGAGGTTTGCCACTTGCTGAACTGGTGCCGTCCATGAAGTTTTCGCCAATGTAACCCCAATCACTCACACTGCCTACTCGATTTTGTTCATAAATGTCTCTGCTATTGTAACTGAATCCATTTGTTTTGGTAGCATTTAGACCAACTGTGCCATATGAAGTAGGTGCATTGCTGATATATTGTTGTGCTGGATCTTTATAATAGTATGAATAATACTGATACCACATCTCGCGAATGTTATCGCCGCCATCGTCATGGAATGTGATGTTTACGGGCTCGTAATTAATTTTGGTTTGAACAAGGCGTTTGCGATTGTATTGATTTAATGTGGCAACGTCAATATTGTATTTGGGCAAGTCTACAGTTTTTACTGCCAAACTCATTGTTGTAATTTGTGTCGGGCTAAAAATAGTAGCATTCGACATCTTTTGAATTTCTTCCACGTTGAGTGTGAACTGAACATGAAATAAAAATTTGAATCTGGGTTTTAGTTCGTAGGCATTAGTGCGAAAAGTTTTGCTTGCGTGAGTGTAATCACGCAAGCTGTTTGTCGCAGTAAAGCCTTTGAGAAAGTCTTGGCCGAAGCTAGACATTGATTAGACCTTAGGGTCCTGTGCCGATACCTGTAACAACATCGTTCACAGTACGGCCGATAACACCACCAATACCGCCACCACCTTGATTGCCTTGGTTGGCGTTGTCATAAGAGATGTTCATGGTGATTGCCACAGCTTCATTGGTACCATAGTTCATTGGGCCGTAGTCGGCGCTCACAATATAGCAACCATACAGTTCCCATGACTCCAACACCACTGGTTCGTTGGCACCGTTGCCACCGTCGAGGATTTCTAACTTGGTCAAGAACTTGTAGTCAATACCTGATGCAGCTGAACTCATCTCCAAGAAGTCCATTTGCTTCTGGATCTGCTCGCCGATCAACTTTGAAACATTGCCTGACGCATCATCGCGAATCTCAACAGCAACGTCTGCCCAAGTGTGACGACCGGCCAACTTCAATGTTGAATTATAAATTGGCAATGTGATTGGTTCAAAACTCAAGTTAGGGCGAGCAAAGCTCACAACTTGCTTGGTTAACTCTGTGGTTGGTGTTGAAACTCCCAAATTCTCAAACATCACTCTAAAGCGATATCTAAGTTTTGGCATTAACAGACCTTGGGTGCTTGAGCTTTGATCGCTTGCAAGCGGTACTGTCATTTTGTTTAATGATGAACTTGGCATTATATGTATCTCCTAGTTTTATTTATCTTAGACTTGAGGTCAAAAAATAGGGTCCTTGGACCCTATTTTTACAGTCCTGCTGCTATGTCTCCAGTGTTCTTGATACGCAGAGGAATGTAGATGAACTCCACAGCCTTAACTGGTTCAATAGCAATATCAACCCACAATTCATTGCGGTCAATACGAGCTGGTGTGTTATTGCTCAAGTCGCAAACAACCAAGTAGTCATAGATAGCACGTTTAGCAATCAAGTCAACCATCAAGCTGTTGCAAGTGTTGGTAATTTCATTACGTGTGATCTGATCGTTGGGTTCAAACAGGTACAACTTACCAATTTCTTCTAGGCGTCCACGCAAGAATGCAACCAAGCGTGCAACGTTGATACGATCCAGTGCTGTGGTAGTTGTGGTAGATGTTTTGTTACCAAAGTTGGTAATACCCACACCCGGAATGAATGTGATTGGATTAACATTCAAACTGTACAGTACATCGCGCAGGCCTTGATTCACACCAATTGGTTGGAACTCACCTGTGGCCGCATCGATGTAACCAATTTGTGTGGCATTATCTACCACACCGCGGCGTGTACCAGCTGGTGCCAACCATGGATAGCTCACTTCGTCACTGCGGATGATTGTTCTAACCATCATGTGACTTGGTGCTGTTACCACAGTATTACCACTCAAATCTGTAGTTGTACAGCTTGGATAGAAGGTAGCGCAGTAGTTGCTGGTGCTAGATTGACCATCACCTGCTGCTGTGCCAACACCATCGTTGTTGGTGGCCCAGGTTGTGATATCGGTGCCTGTGGCTGGCAAGCGCATTGGAGTGTCACCAACCACAAACAATGTGTTGTTGCGCTCATTGCTGAGTGCAATCATGTTGGGAATCAACTCTGGATAAGCAGGAGTTGCAATCAGTGTGAACTGAGCAGTATCTTCTCTGGCACCTTGGCTGGTATCCAAGCCCGACTTCATTGCTGCCACAACCATTTGTCTTTGTGCCAGTCGACCTGCATACATGCTGCCGTCTTGCTTGTTACCCGACGCTGTGAGCCATGTACTGGTCACAGCAGGCAATGTGTCATCAGGATAAGAAGTAGCATTAAAGTAATTGTTTTGATAGCTCTTGACATTGTAACCCGAACGACGGGTGTTGAACAACAACATGCCTTGTGGATATAGTGCAGGATCTGGTTTGTCTAAATCCACATAGTTGCTAGTCAGCAAACTCACGATAGTTGGAATTGGATCGCTCACAGGATCTGTAGTGCCATTTGGTGCCCAACGAGCATCGGCAAACAACACACCATTTTGTGTGACTTGATCTGTGGTATCAATGGCTACCCACTGATCTACTCCACTTACAGCTTGCCAACGATACAACTTGGGATAGTTTTCTAAATCGCTAGTGTCAATCCACAAATCGCCATACACTAGAGCACTTGCTGATGCATCATTTTGTGTGACAGGTGCTGTGGCAGCACAGATTGGTCCTGACGGATTGGTTGCGCTAAGGTCATATCCGCGCACATCGTTTGTGACGTTTTGATAACCCCTCCAGGCTCCACTGTTTTGAATCATGATGTCAACCTGACTTGGAGTTGAATAGTACCATAATCTTCCATCAGCAGGATCTTGATATGGTGCTGTATCGCTAGCGGTGTATTCAAACTCGGGTACTGTACAAAAGTTACTCAACACTAACGTAGTGTAATTACTTGTTGCCAAGCGGCAGAAAGGTGTAGCATTGGTAAATCCAGCAGTGGTGAGTGGGGTTCCATAACCGGCTACTGCGTTTACAGCAATCAATCCACCTTGACTATGTGTCAACACAATATTGCCTGAACTATTAACACTTGCTGACACATATGGAACAGCAGCAGCACTAATGTTAGCAATAAAACTAGCAATACTGGTTCCACTTAGTGTTACAGTAACCGGATTGCTAATTGTGCTTACGCCAGCTTGTGTTGCTTGAATTGTAAATCTATTTCCAGCAGTAAACAAAGCATCACCGTTAGACCCTGGAGTAGTAGTTCCAGTAACAATCGTTTGTCCAAATGCAGTTTGTCTCAATATCTCAACTCCGCTAGAAGTAAGTGGCGAAGTTTCTGCAGAATTAGTGCCCGGACATGCAATTAATGTACCAACTGGAATATTTTTTCCACCACCATTGGGATCTAATGTATAAATTGCTGAACTAGTGCCATTGTAAACTAGGCAACTTTGTAACACCCATTCGCCCAATGCCGCACTATATTGTTTCATGCTTAGTGCTGTGCCATTATTTACTGGGCTTTGATTATTCCACACAGAACCAGTGGGTCTTGGTGCTGTATCTGTAAGTCTCCAACGTGGCACAACATAACTGAATGAACCTTGATATATTGGAGTCAAATATTCTTTAGCAGTAATACCAAGAGCAGTACACAAAGCCGTGCCGCTGGCATTTGGAATAATACTAACAATACCACCACTGGCAGTACTGCCATCATTGGTTGCAGTGTCGTCTGCATAGATAACAAATGTTCCACTAACTGCGGCAGCAGTTACACCTGTAATGGCTGCAGAGTTGACAGCGGCAACAAATCCTGCCAAGTTATTGTTAGGAGCTATAGGAACAGCAACTGACGTGCCATTAATGAAAATACTGTTTCCTGCTGTAAGTGTGGGATTAGTTACAGATCCTTGGATTGTGGGATATGATAATTGCCATGCCGCGCCGCCAACTGTAACCCATGTGTTGCTGGAATTTTTATACCAGATTACATTATACCAAGTAATTCCACCTACTGCCACCACAGCATAATCACCAATACTGCCTACTGTGTTGAGAGGAGTTAAAATTTCATTCCCAGTTATACCACTAGTAGTTACAGTAACATCGGCGCTATCAGTAATCACTAATGGTGTTACCACTTCAAATTGATTGGTACTTTGATTCCATTCTTGTATACCCCATAAAGAAGTAGAAGTGTCTAACCAGTAAGCACCATCGTTTGGTGTTCCAGTTGGGCGTGTTAGGCTAGCTGTAAGTTCGGTCAAATCAATGTCCACACGCTGAATATAAGCGCGGTTTGAAATACCTAACGAACTGTAAGCAGCCAACAAGCCGTATTCGTTGAGTTCAT